GCCTCGAACTGGATATCGTAGTAGCGGGCGTTCATCCGATGGACGGCCAGGATGCGATCGACGTGCTTCAACTGCTCAAGGCCAATCGTGGCCGTTACGTCGTTCATGTGCATCTTGTAGCCGAACTCGGGAATGTTGGCCTCACAGCGGAAATCTGCCCCCGGTTGTTCCCGATCGATGCCGTACCAGCGCAAGAGCTTGCCGCGCCGGTAGGCGTCAGCACTTCTCGTCGTGAGAGTACCACCGTCAACGGTGGTCAGGGTTTTGATCGCCTGAAACGAGAAGGAAGTGAAGTCCGCTATGGAACCGATGCGCTTGCCCTGATACTCGGCCCCGAAAGCATGCGCGGCGTCCTCGATCACAGGGAGCCCGTACTCCTCCGCGATGGACATGATGTCCTCTAGGTCGCAGGGGTAGCCGCCGAAGTCAACGCACATAATCGCCTTGGTCTGCTCCGTGATGAGCGGCTCGATAGACCAGGGGTCGAGGTTGCCTGTCTTGGGATTGATATCGCCCCAGACGATGCGGGCGCCGCGCTCAAGGATCGGCATATTCGTCGCCGTACAGGTGAGGGGCGTCGTAATGACCTCGTCGCCTTGCCCCACATTCGCCAGCCGGAGCGCTAAATGTAGGGCAGCCGTGCCGTTGTTCACGGTGAGGACATGCTCATTATCAAAGCGACGGGCCAAGGCGCGCTCAAACTCCTCGACGCGCGGGCCCTGGCCGACGAAGCCCGATAACAGCGTAGCCTTCAAGGGCTCCATGACCGACTCGGCCAGCGCCACTTTGAACAGCGGTATCACTTCACGTCCTCTTTGACGACGGCAGCAAGGCGCTTCTCTAGCTCGCCCTCATGCGATAGATAGGCGGGGGTGAGGAAGGGGCGTCCGCCGACGACCGTGCCGACGCCGATGCCGATTCCCATAAAGCCGCCCTCGCCCTGCTTAGACGCGGCGACATGACCGAATTCGACGCTAGGCCCGTACTCGACGTTTGTCCCGACGACGACAACCAGCCCATCGGGTCCGCCGGGCTGACCCACGCCATCGTTGGCCTCAGCCTTAGAACCTGTGCGGCCGCGATTCTTGCCACTACCCGCCCAGTTGGTAGAGATTGAGGCGCGGAGACGCCCTGTCTTGACGGGGCACATAGCCTTGGCGTCCGTCTCGATCTTGAACCCTTCCTCTTTGAGAATCGTCTTGCACGCTTCCCGCTTAACGACGGCAAACTTCTTCAGGTTGGCAATCGTCTTTTCGATGCCCTCGCACTTGACGTTAATGCTAGACATGGCGCTCAATCCCAGAGGCTGAAAAAGTACTCGCGGAACAGGTCGAGGCATTCGTTGATGTAATCGCGCCGCTCCGGGTTATCGGCATCCTTGGCGATTAGCTCAAAGCCGTCGGCCATCTTGGCGAGAATCGCCGTCCAGAGCTCGTCGCCGTCCTCGCCGTCGAATTGCGACGGATAGCCGGAGTGATGCTCGGCTAGGTGATACAGACGCGGGGTAAGCCATGCGGCTACGGCGGTATCCAGGGACCAGCAATCCTCGCGCCTGAAGCCATGCCGTAACCGGAACGCCATGCTCCGAATCCGATATGGTATGTCGAGAAAAAATCGACGTATATGCCAGAACATCATTCCCCCCTAGCAATCTCCAGCGCGGCAATCTTCATCATGTCGTGCGTTTCGTCCCAATCGACAATGAGCTTGACGGTAAAGGCGCGGGTGCCCAGATAGAGCCGGTCGCCCTCTTTGATATCGCTCAGGTGTTCCAAATAGACGTAGTAATTGGCGAAGACCTTTTGCTTGTCATAGGAGAGGGTCGTCTCGCGGGAGGCCAACGCATTGAAGCGACACGGCACATTGCGATGGACGACGACCCAAGTAGAGGTATAGCCGCCCTGGCCGTCAGCAACCTTCGCCTGGCGCTTAATGTCGATCGTCGAATTGAGGAGCGAACGGTAACTCATACGGGCGCCTTGTCCTGGCCGTAGTAGCCGAAGTCAACAACGTGGTCGCTCTCGCGTCCCTTAAGCTCCATGTCGTCGAGGATCTCTTGGAGCCAGATAATGCAACGGGCAAGGTCGGCGCGGCAGGATATGTCAGCGGACCCAGGCTTGCCGTCGCCGAAGTGGACGATGACCACTAGAAGACCCTCCGCTTGAACAGGTCGAGTCCTTCGCGGATATCGTCTGGGAGGGCTGCCTTGAAGTCGGCGATGGAATACGAATAATCCCCAAGGCTCTCTGAACGTAAATTCCGGTCATGCTTCAACTGCTCGCACTTGAACTTCACGAGTTCGAGGCAGGCGGCTTCAAGCTCAGCGGGAACCGTCGTATAGCCCGCCGTGTAGTCGATCCAATACTCCTCGTTCCGCGTGAAGTACGACGGCACCTCGAGCATGCCGAAGTTACGGTCCTCGGTAGGGTCAACAAGGATATAATCAGTAATTTCGTCGAGCGGCAATTCGGCCCAAGCGGTCGTGACGCTCTTGCAATACATGGCGGGCCGCACGAGGAGGTCGGTTGACTTGCGGACGCCCAGGGCTGAGTCGGGCAGTACGGCAGACCAGCCGGCGGTGCCGTTTATCGCGGCGATGAGTAGAGTCAGCGTCGCATAATCGGCGAAGGCCAGGGAGGTAGTCGTGCCATCGGCGGTAAGTTTTACTGCGCTGGAAGTAATTTCCACCACGGCGTTATTCGTCGCCGTCGTGTTGGTGATACTAAAGGTGTTCCGGCGGCCATAGGAGAGTCGCGTCACGGCAGTCACGGGGTAGTTGTCGAGGATGAGCCTGCGGAAGCCGTTGCCGCGATAGGCTTCCCGGCTATAGGAGCGCGTATAAAGCTTGCGGTTGCAGTAACGCTCGATATAGTCCGTCGCCCTGTCTATGAGCTTTTCGATTCTGTAGTTGTCCTCGATCTTGAGCGTCAACTCATTGGCCGCGCCCAGGCAGGACAGAGCGCCCGTCACGACGAGGTCGGTAGAGGCGGCGGAGCCGTTGTAGATAGCCCCTGCCGTCCAGCCGGAGACAGCGTTAATCGCCGTCACTAGCTCGGCGACGGTGTCCTTATTGGCATCGGCATAGGTGAGCGTTGACGTGCCCGCGCTCGTGCCCCCGGTGATGATAAGGGTCAGCGTGCCGGCGGCAACCTGAGCTGTGGCCGCAGTCGCGTCAGCGGCGGAACAGTAGAGCCAGATCCCGTTGACCCTGCCTGTCCCGCCGACGTAGAGTTGGGCCTCGGCTAAGGACGTTAGTGCATACGCGCCGACGCTCATGGGAGACTCCTATTTCGCCTTCGCCGGGGACTTGAACATCTTGTCCTTCGTGGGGCCACGGAAATACTTGGACTCCGGCGCAACAGTCCCCTGCGCCCACGAGGGCGGGGCTACGGGCGCGACGTAGACCTCGGCGACCTTGTATCGCTCGACGAGGTAGAGGCGCGTTGTCTCGGACGTGGTGTCCAGAACGTCGCCGGGTTTATGGTTGCCCCAGGACTTGATAAAGCGAAGTGTCATTTCAATTTCTCCTCAAGGCTAGCGAACAGCGGCGCCCAATAGGTGTCCCAGACGTGCGGCCAGTCGTATTCGAGGACGCCTTCCCTGGCCGCGTCCTTCATGTCCGCCCAGCCCCACGTGCCTTGCCAGGCACAATAGGCTTCCTCGAGATCGTCTAGCACGGCGTCGGGTTGCGGCTCGTAGCGCCAAGCGTCGTTTTGGAGCCAGCGCAGATCGCGCTCATAGACGGCGATGAGCCAGCCCGACTTGCAAAGCTCCGGGCCTGTCGTGTTGTTGGTGACAATGACGGGCGTGCCGCACGCCTGAGCGTCGATAGTCGGGATGCCAAAGCCTTCTCCCCGCGTCGGCAGGCAGAAGACATCCATGCCGTTATAGATGGCCCTCAGCCAATCCTCGTCGATGAGGTTCAAGTAATAGCTCATCTGATCGGGCCAGGCTACGGCGTCGCCGATACCGAGCGACATGGCGATACGGGCAAAGGGGATAGTGTCGCCGCCCTTCAACCCGGCGTCGGTATGGATGTAGAGCCTGCTCTTGGGATGGCGCTCATGGAACGCCTTGAAAGCCTGCATCAGCGGGATGAAGCCCTTGCGGTCGTCGCGGTAGTTTAGCCCAACCGAACCGATGACAAAGGTTTCGTCGTCCCAGCCGAAGCCGTCACGGAAAGCCTGGCGTGCCTCGGCGTCGGGCCTGAGCGTTGACATATCAACGCCGTGGGGCGCGTAGACGGGTTTGAGTCCGGAAGCTTCCATCGCTCGCAGGCCGTGTTTCGACATGGCAACCGGCGTGCCTGCCTCCTTAACGACGGCCAGCAATTTCTTGGAAATCTCGTTAGTGTCAATGGGGACGTAGGCAACCCACTTGGCCTTCGGGAACTTCAGCTTGTCGGCCAGCATCCAGATATCCCAAAGGGTGAAGACGTAGTCGTACTTGCCGCGCTTCATGAACTCGTTGAGATATGCGATGTCCTGGCCCGGCATGATCGTCGTACCGTCCCAATCGTAGTTGCCGAAGTGCGGGTGTTTAGTGGCGACGGTGACGGTATGCCCCGCCGCCTTGAGGCGCGTTATGACCTCCCGGCCAATCTTGCCGTAGCCGCTGTTACAGAGCGGGCTTGCCGATTGCCAAAGAATCCTCATCGCCTTCCTCCTTCGGATGTGATGGAGAGGGGCCGTTGCCGACCCCTCCCCGTGAAACCGTACCTAGTGGCGTTACTCGGAGAGTGTCGCCTGCCCGTACCTGGGCTTGCCGCAAATGAAGATCATCGCGGCTTCCTCGGTGCCGCCCGTGTCGTTCGTCGAGAGCTTGGCCCCGACGTACTGGTAGCCGCTCGAAAGGTCGGCGGCCCTGACCTGGGCGAAGAGCGTATCGACATCGGTGACGTTCGTCGAAAGGAACGTGTCGGACGCCCCGGTGATCGTCGCCGAGCCGGAGCCGTCCGTCGCCGTCGCCTCGTAGAGCTTGAGCGTCACAGTCGAGCCGGACGCGACTTCGGAAGCGATGGCCGCGACGCCGATGATGTCGTAATTCTCCGCGTTGACGAAGGTCAACGTGGTGAGCGTATCGGAAGTCTCGCCGCCCAGCGCGGACGTGACTTCGCCGAACTTGAGAAAGAGGTTCTCGTTGAGCTTATGCATGATGGTTTCCTCCAGAAACCTTGTTAACTGGCGGTCGTGAGCGCCACGAACGGCGAGAGCGTCGCACTACCCCTTAGGGGAGTAATAGCCGCCGGCAAGGCCGGCTGGCCGTCGACGCGCAGGACGATCTTCCACAGGGTTTGGTCCTGCAAAAAGCCGTAGGTGTTGGTGCTATAGGTCGCGTGGCGCGAGGCCGCGATGTACATGGACCGGTCGCCGATGACGTACTGCGAAAAGTCGGCGAGGATGACATCACCGATGCCGCCCACCGCGGCGCAGTGCTCGGTGACAATGATGGGGATCCCGAAGGCCCGCATGCTGGAAATGTCGATGGCCCCGAAAGCGTTGGCGCCAGTCGTGGCGTCGTTTGCCAGGGAGCCAAGATAGGACTGGTTGATGAGCCAGACAGCGGTGCGGTGCGAGCCGGGTAGGAGCCGCGCTACCATGTTGGCTAAGTCGTCGGCCGTGAGGGCCCCGAAGCCCGCCGAGCGGGTTGCCGTCACCAAGCAGGAAGCGTTGAGGATCCCCAGCGGCTGGTTAGTGCCGCGGCCGTGAATGAAAGTG